NNAAATTCTCCAGGATTTCTCAACCTTGGTTGTGCTATCTGGTGACTTGCGCGTGTTGTCTGCGTAGAGAATTTCTCTCCTTAACCAAAAGGGGTTTGAAGACTGGGTCTACCGCTTGCGGGATAAATTGTAACTTCCAGTAAACGACGACATGGATACCATCAAGAGGATGCTGTGGCCTAAGAAAGAAATTTTTGTTGGCACGTTCGCGACCGGAGTGGAAAGGGACACCTCGGTGGACATCTTCCAATTAGTGTGTAGGGTTGTGTTGAGATACATGAGGACAGGGAAAATCGAGAATAACACTGACAGTCTGGGAAATTTCATCGTTGAACTTCTCAAGACAGATTGTGCAGCCAAATGGGAATGGTTCATGAAACGCAGGAGGGTTGGTGATTACGCCAAGTCACTCGCCATTGCTTCCATCCCAGTTATTCCGTTGCTTAGCTATGCCACGATGAAGAAGACCGTTGCGCTTCGGGCCTTTGGTAATGAACTCTCGTTCAACATCAGGGTTCCAAGGCCATCAGTACCTAAGAAAGGCTTGCTACTGCGACTGGCGGCAGGACTAGCGTTAGCACCCATTTGCGCACTAGCCATGTACGCTACCCTACCCAGGGAAAAACTGTCGGTATTTAAGCTTCGCACTGAAGCCCGAGCACATATGGAGGATGAAAGGGAAGCGACGGATTGTTTGGTGGTTGAGCCGGCACGGGAGCTTAAGGGTAAGGATGGAGAGGATCTCCTCACTGGCAGTAGGATGACAAAGGTAATTGCGTCCACAGGACGCCCTCGCAGAAGACCTTATGCAGCTAAGATTGCACAGGTAGCGAGAGCCAAGGTGGGTTACCTGAAGAACACTCCTGAGAATAGATTGATATACCAGAGAGTGATGATCGAGATCATGGACAAAGATTGCGTCAGGTATGTTGACAGGGATGTCATATTACCATTGGCTATTGGATGCTGCTTTGTCTACCCGGATGGAGTGGAGGAGTCGGCCGCACTTTGGGGCTCGGATGAGTCCCTTGGTGTGAAATAGGGAGGCCTAGTACGTCTACCTGGGGTTGTGACACAGACCAATCGAGATATCCCATCTGGTGTGTTACTTCCCCAGGAAGTGCTAGAGGTTCGTGCAGGACCTCCCAATGCTAAGGACCGTAACATATTCATGGTTGCGGGTTGCCCATCACAGGCGCGGTTCTTAGTACACAATCATTGCCTGAAAAACCTGAAAAGGGGTCTTGTGGAGAGAGTTTTCTGTGTCGAGAGGAACGGTCAACTCACTCGCACTCCACAACCTACCAAAGGAGCCTTTGGACGTCTTTCCCCGTTCAGGAAAGCGGTCTGCGAGAAGGTCGGGGTTGCCCACCGTTTGGGGTATGATGGATTTCTATCATACTACAGTGGTGCGAAGCTCCGTACTTACACGCGGGCTGTGGAGAGTCTGCATATCACACCTGTCTCTGAGAGGGATAGTCACTTGACTACCTTTGTCAAGGCAGAGAAGATATCGACGGCCAAAGGTGACCCAGCACCTAGGGTGATTCAGCCTCGAAACCCTAGGTACAATGTGGAGCTTGGAAGATATCTGCGGCATATGGAATCCAAACTTATGAAAGCTGTGGATGGCGTATTTGGTGAAACCACATGCATTAAAGGTTATACTGCTGATGAGGTGGGGCAGATTTTCCGGGATAAATGGGATAGGTTTAATAAACCCGTCGCTATCGGTCTCGATGCCTCACGGTTTGATCAACACTGTTCCGTGGAGGCCTTGCAATTTGAGCATGGTTTCTACAGGGCCATGTACCCTGGCAATAAGCTTTTGAGCAAGTTGTTGGACTGGCAACTCCATAACAAAGGGAAAGGTTATGTGCCTGACGGCACAATAACTTACCGTAAGGAGGGTTGCCGCATGAGTGGGGATATAAACACGTCACTTGGTAATTATCTTTTAATGTGTGCTATGATCTACGGGTATATGCGCCATTTGGGGATCAATGAATACAGTCTGGCGAACTGCGGGGATGACTGCGTTCTCATTGTGGAGCGTAGGAATCTTAAGCAGATACAGGGTACACTGCCTGAGTATTTCCTAAATTTGGGTTATACGATGAAGGTGGAACCACCTGTATTTCAATTGGAAGAGGTTGAATTCTGTCAGGCACACCCAGTGCAGTTTCAAGGTGGTTGGAAGATGGTCCGGAACGTCAGAACAGCCATGAGCAAGGATGTTCACTGTGTTAATAATATTAGGGATTTGGCCACAAGGAGGGCGTGGAGTAATGCTCAGCATCATGGCGGGGTTGCGCTTACTAGCGGTATTCCTGTTGTGGAGAAATTTTACTCCAGATTTACACTCTATGAAGTCCCTAAGAAGCACCAGCGCATAGACACAGTGACAAATGTGCACAAATGGCGTGGTTCTGGCGGTGACTATGTTGTGACCCCTGAGGCAAGGGCGAGCTTTTGGGCTGCCTTTGGACTCACGGGGGATGAGCAGCTGGCACTAGAGGACCGATTGGACAGATGGGAAATGGATCTTTTTGGAGAGGAGGGTGTTGACGCGCATGAGCCCAGCATCCTTGACTCCGCCGTAGCATGACCAAGCAAACACAAACACAATGGCACTCGTAAGCAGGAACAACAATATGCGAACACTTGCAAAGTTAGCCGCCCCATTGGCTACGGCAGGGACACGCACGATAGTGGACAATAAAGAAGCTATCTGGAATGGAGTAAAATGGATCTGGGGAAAGTTACCGAAAGGCAAGAAAGGTAAGAATGGAAACGGTGCTCTCATAGCCCACCCACAGGCTTTTCCTGGGGCTATCGCCGCGCCAATCTCTTATGCCTATGCGGTTAAAGGAAGGAAACCTAGGTTTCAAACAGCAAAAGGATCTGTGCGAATAACCCATAGAGAGTATGTGTCGGTTCTTTCCGGCACTAATGGGGAGTTCCTACGCAACAACGGGACTGGACCGAACAACGATTTCAGCATTAATCCGCTGAACCCTTTCTTGTTCCCGTGGCTTGTAAATATTGCCGCCAACTTTGATCAGTACAAGTTCAACAGTTTGAGGTTCGAGTATGTACCGCTTGTTAATACAACGACTAATGGCCGTGTAGCTTTATATTTTGATAAGGATAGCGAGGACCCTGGCCCCGATGATAGGGCTGCCCTTGCGAACTATGCTCACTTGAGTGAGATATCTCCTTGGGCGATAACAAAGCTTACCGTGCCTACAGACAATGTCAAGCGGTTCATCAGTGACACCTCGTCGGGTGACCCGAAGCTGATCAACCTTGGGCAGTTTGGATGGGTCGCTTATAGCGGCCCTACAGCTGAGTTGGGGGATATTTTCGTAGAGTACACAGTAGATCTCTTTGAGGCACAACCAACGTCGCCTCTTCTGGAATCGTTGTTCCGGGAGAGCGCTAGTAGTGTGCAAACGAGAATGGGTTTACCTTACTTTTCCCTGGAGGTGGCTTCGGCTACCGACCTTGTATGGCAGGCACGTGTGCCCGGCACATATGTGGTTACCATTATCTTCAACAGTACAGTCGGGGGGCTCACACCGTCCATTTCTGGAGGTGGGACTATTAATAGTTCCTTTAGTGTGAGCACCGCCGGAAGCTCTGCATATGTTGCAAACATCACTATACGTGTGAATGCCAACTTGAGTCTTTCTGGGCTCACGGGAGCGACAAACGCGCAGCTCTTTGCGGTGCGAGCAATCACTGAAAATGCGGTGCAGGTTGTGTAAATTAGGGGCTTCTTGAATCTAACCAATTCATGGATACTGAATACGAACAAGTCAATAAACCATGGAACGAGCTATACAAAGAAGCGACGCTAGGGAACAAGCTAACAGTGAACGTTGGGATGGAAGATGTGGAGGTACCATTACTCCCTTCAAACTTCCTGACGAAAGTCCGAGTCTCCTTGAGTGGAGGCTACATAACAGTGAGGAGAGTGAGGATAAAGATCATCCCCTTGGTTTCAAGGAAAGCTGGAGTTTCGGGAAAGTTGTATTTAAGAGATATCTCAGATACGACGGGACGGAAACTTCATTGCACAGAACTCTTGGATCTTGGGAAAGAAATTCGGTTAACGATGCAGCATCTCGATTTCTCGGTGTCAGCCAGATCGGATGTACCTATAGTATTCGGTTTCGAGGATCTTGTCTCACCTTATCTGGAGGGTCGCGAACTCTTCAGCGTCTCATTGAGATGGCAATTCGGACTAAGCGCACAATGTTACAGCTTACCCCCTGCGAAGTGGAAGGTAATGTATCAAGAAGACGCCCTCAAGGCTCTGAAGCCTTCGAAAATAAAGAAAGCGAGTAAGACAGACTCTTCAGTCTGACTTGGTGGAATCTTGCGAATTTAACTGTTACTCTTCATGGGTTCCTTCCCATACGATGACGAGTCAGGTCGGGCCCTATCTTAGGTTTGGTCACCTAGGGGACGGGGATATGGAAATCACTTTCGCTTGCTGTCAGTCTAGTGGAAACACTTAGCTTGCAATGTGGGTGTATGCCTGGATAAGTCGTATGGATGCTGGCCATGATGAATTGGATGCAGTTTAGGACGTATAGTGGAAATCTTGCCAGACACGGTTGATCTCACCCTCCGGGGGGCTATAGAGATCGCTGGAACACTACCGGACAACCGGAACATTGCAGAAATGCAGCC